ACATGCTCGTGCGGTCTTTGCGGTCGAGCAGGGTTGCAATGAACCATTGCAGGTTGAGCACGAACATTTCACGCATGCGTGCGTCCTTCGGACTATCTGAGTCCAGCTTGGGCGCCGACTGGCAGGTGCAGGCGTAATGTGCGCGGACAAATTCCTCGCCGTCGCGGATGAGGCCATCGTGCAGCAGCGACTGTCTGAGGGCGGTGGAGCGCGACCAGGGGAAGCAATCCTCGAACAAGATCTCCTCGCGGTGATACCACGGATAGCCGCCGAACAGCTCGTCGGCGCACTCGCCAGACTGGCACACGGTGAACCCTGCATCCTTTACCGCCTGGCAGAACAGCAGCAGGGAAGAGTCCACGTCTGCCATACCCGGCAGGTCGCGTGCCTCGGTTGCGTCCAGCAGTGCCCGTGCCAGTTCGTCCTGTTCGAGCACGACTGTATGGTGCGTCGAGCCGATGGCGTCCACCATGGTCTGAATATACGCACTGTCGGAATTTGGTTGAAAAATACTCTTTGTAAAGTATTTTTCATTGTCCCGGTAGTCGACCGAGAAGGTATGCAGCGTCTCGCCCTTGGCATTCATCTCCCGCGCGGCCAGCATGGACAGGATGGACGAGTCCAGGCCGCCCGACAGGAAGGTACACAGCGGTACGTCGGACACCAGCTGTCGCTTTGCCGCGTCCTCGATTAGAAAACGGGTGTGTTCGATGGTCTGGTCGAGGGTCTCGGTGTGTTCCTTGGCGATAAGCTTCCAATACAGATGGTAATCAAGTCCACTCTCGTCAAACACCAAATACTGTCCAGGTGTGACCGATTGAATCCCGTGGAACACGCCCGAAAATGGCGGTCGTGCAGGCCCCAAGAGCAGGATGCTCCGCAGGCCGTCCTCGTCCAGCTGGGCGCGCATTTCCGGGTGACACAGGATGGCCTTCTGCTCCGACCCAAACACCAACATCTTGCCCCGGCGGGCGTAAAATAACGGCTTCACCCCCAACCGGTCGCGGCACAGCGTCAGGCGGCGTTTATCCTTCTCCCAGATCGCAAATGCGTAAATTCCGTTGAGCTTTCCAAAGGCTTCGCATCCCCAGGCGAGGTAGGCGTGCAGCACCACCTCGGTATCTGAGTGTCCTCGAAATTCATGTCCAAGATCGGCCAGTGCTCGACGCAGTTCGTCAGTATTATATAACTCTCCGTTATATACTAAGACTGTATTGCCGTCCGGGCTGTACATTGGCTGACTGCCGCCTGCGGGGTCAACCACGATCAGGCGGCGGTGCACCAGCAACGCACATGCATCTTGATACGTGCCCTCGGCATCCGGCCCGCGGCGCGTCAGTGCCTGCGCCATACGTCCGGGCAAATCGCTTAGTTCGCGCACGTCACGGGTAAAATCAATCGTTCCAGCAATTCCACACATAACTAGATCACTCCTTTTTTCATTGGTATTCTATGCGCGGTGCGGCGGTTATGCAACCGCCGGTCACCAGGGTTCGCTCCAAAAGTCTTTGGGCGGACGGACTGACAAGATCCGACGCACCTGCCGCTCGGACAGGTGATAGGTCGCGCACAGCTGCGTTACCGTTGCCCCGTGCGCTGCATCCTGCCGAATCTGCCGGTTGCGGCTCGGTCGGTCAACGCCCTCAAGCTTGGGGATGTACAGCGTAGAGCCGCCGAACGCTCGGCACAACTTCCGCGCATTGCGTGTGCCGATGACCGCTTGCAAAGCAGCCAGGTTTTGCGGCGGCACAGCCGCGGTCGGTTTGACGGGTTTCATCGCAGACCCTCCGTTTCTTTGGGATATCTACATAATAACGCATGGGTCGTCGATTGTCCAGACTTTTTTCAAACAAATGTTCGAGTACCTTCGACAGAGCGGTCGGTCATCCGACGGAAAACGACGGCGTAAAACCAAACACTACACAAGACAATTTTTCCCAAAATCTGACATGGGTCGTTTTTTGGGGGACAAAGACGGAAATATGCACAGGGCTGTGGATGGGCTCGTTTACGACCGAAAAAAGCTGCGGAAAAACCGCACGTTCGGTCGTTTTTTTGTCCCTTTAGACCGACTTCATTCGACACAACTTCCACACCCTGTGGACAAAAATCTCAGACATACGCCGGATAGACGATGTCATAAAACCGTGCTATGCTATTAACAACGAACACAAGTTCGAGCACTTTACGACAGGAGGTGAAACCTGATGGCCAATCGCCGGCAGGACGCAGCAGTCGAACAGGCGCTCTTCCGCAGTGCGGTCGGCGGCGTGCGGCCGGTCAGCAAGCTGTTTAAGGTCAAGCGCGTCGAGTACGACGATCAGACCGGCAAGAAGCTGCGCGAGTACGAGGAGATCGTGCAGGGAACCGAGGAAGTCTACGATTCCCCGTCCACTACCGCACAGCAGTTCTGGCTCAAAAACCGGATGCCCCGCGCCTGGGGCGGTGAACCCGCCGCGCAGGACGATGAAACCGAGGGCGGCGTCATCGAACTGCCTCAGCCCATGCCGCCCGAAACCGAATCCTGACCCGGTTTTCCAAAATCACACATTTCCCGCGTTTTCCCGTTTTTGCAGGACATTATGTTACAAATTTCATATGTGCCGATTCTTTAGCATAATTATGCAAAACGGAAAACCATCGAAAGGAGGCGTAAAACGTGGTGCTCTGGAGCCCGCAGAAGCGGCAGGAAATCTTCCTCTCCCGCTTCGAGGACGAGGCACTGTACGGCGGCGCAGCGGGCGGCGGTAAGAGTGAAGCGCTGGTGGTTGAGGCGCTGCGGCAGGTGCAGATCCCGCACTACCGCGCCCTCATCCTCAGAAAAACTTATCCCGAGCTGTCCGAGCTCATCGACAAGTCCCAGCGATATTACCGCGGCGCGTTTCCCGCTGCGCAGTGGAGTGAAGCCCGGCACGAGTGGCGTTTCCCGTCGGGTGCGAAGATCAGTTTCGGCGCGATGCAGCACACAAACGACCGTTTTAAATACCAAGGCCGCGCCTACGATTACATCGCGTTCGACGAGCTGACCCACTTTACCCAGGACGAATACCTCTATCTGCTCTCGCGAAACCGTGCGTCCGGCCCGGGTACGCGCGTCTATCTGCGGGCTTCAGCAAACCCCGGCGGCATCGGTCACGGATGGGTCAAGGCGCGGTTTTTGACCCCGGCGCCACCCATGCAGACGATATGGGAAGACGTGAGCATGCTCACACCCGACGGCACCGTGCTCAACGCAAAACGCAGCCGGATCTTCGTTCCCAGTACGGTTTTTGACAACCAAATCCTGCTCAAAAACGACCCTGCTTATGCTGCCCGTCTGGCAGCCCTGCCCGACGCGGACAAACGTGCCCTGCTCTACGGCGACTGGGACGCATTCGCCGGTCAGGTCTTTTCCGAGTGGCGCGCTGACCCGGCGCACTACGCCGACCGCCGCTACACCCACGTCGTCGACCCGTTCCCCATCCCCAAAAACTGGCGCATCGTCCGTGGCTTCGACTTCGGCTACTCCCGTCCGTTCTCGGTCGGCTGGTGGGCCATCAGCCCGGACGGCGCTCTGTGCCGCATCCGCGAGCTTTACGGCTGTACCGGTACGCCAAATGAGGGCGTTCGCTGGGAACCCGCTCGCATCGCACGCGAAATCAAACAAATCGAACAGGACGACCCCAACCTCAAAGGCCGCACCGTGCGCGGCGTGGCTGACCCTTCCATCTTCGACGAGAGCCGCGGCGAAAGCGTCGCACAGATGATGGAACGCGAGGGCGTGTTCTTCGATCGCGGTGATAACGCCAGAATCGCGGGCAAAATGCAGGTGCACCATCGACTCGCGTTCGACCAGAACGGCATCCCCGGCTTGACCGTGTTCCATACCTGCCGGCACTTTATCCGCACCGTGCCTGCACTTGTGTATGATTCGACTAATGTTGAGGACGTGAATACGTCGATGGAGGATCATATTTATGATGAAATGCGGTATGTTGTCATGGAGTTTTCGCAGTGAATCGCTTTGCAGCGTACCCATTCCCGCCCGCAGGCGAAATGAAGCTTTCGCCAGCCTTTCTCGAAAGGCTGCGGGTTCTCAGGGCAGAGCCCTGAGTCG